GACATTTACAATAACGATATCGCCAATTTTTTCATAAAGGCAAGTTGCAGATTTTATTTTATCAATCTGAGTAGAGTACGGAGTAAGAGTAGCTGTACCAAGTTCGACATTTGAACCGTCATATTTACCGTCAAGTGAAGTTTGGGTCGTCTTTTCGAATGCAAAAACTTCGTTTGCAACCTCTGGGACGCCCTCTGCGACTTTATTCGGTAAGTAGATTGATTCTTTTTCGGCTTCGGTAATCATAATTTTGGAAACCTTGAAAGCACTATTACGATAGGTACCAAACCTAAGCGTTATAAACGACGTATCATTGTTTGTAACAAATGCTCCTTTACCAGCCGTTATTGATACACGAGTTGCTTCGGTATTGATTCCGTTTAAATAAACTAAAGCTTTGCTGTCATAGTTGTTTGTAAGCCAACACATCAAATATTTAGTATTCGGTTTTACACTTATTTTCATTGTTTTGGCGTGAGGTAACATCCAAGTATTCGTATAAGTGTCCTTTTCTGTAGGGGTAATGGTAATTGATTTTTCGTCAAAATTCAATTCATCAAGTGTACCGTGATAAACTGGTGAATTTAATTTTTGCAATTCCTTTGCCCAAGCATCAAAATCAAAAATATTCAAGCTGTTAATAAGATTAGCTTTGTTTGCCAGTGAGGTATCAACATCTGCCTTGTCAGCTTTTTTGCCGAGCGAATTATCGGTTTCGGCTTTTGAATAAACAGAATTGACATCTGCCTTGTTTCCGAGAAGTTCGTCCGTTTCTTCCGATGAGTAGAGTTCATTTGCTTTGTAATAATAAGCGTCAAGATATTCAATGCTCGGATAATTAGTACTGCTGTCTGTGATGTCCGTTTTGGAGTTTACCTTGTTCGAGTTGTCTTCTTTTGATTTAAGAGCGTTGTTGACATCTGTTGCGTTTGCCTTGCCTGTAAGGGCTTTCTCTGCCGTCTGCATTCGTGCCGATAACTGACTGACCGTGTTTTTTTCGGCTTTGTTAGACACGGCAGAATCAATCCCGTTAAGCCTTGCGTTGAGGCTTTCATATTTGCCTCTTGCTGTGGCAACCTCTCTACAGATTTCGGCGGTCGTGCCAGCGCTGTCTTTATTGATCATGCTCTTATCAAGAAGACTTGGAGTTACTTTAACTTTTAAAGCAAGCGGTGTATTCAACACCTGCGTTTCGCCATTTGCGATTTTGATTTCAATCGCTAAAAAGCCCGACATAGAGTTAAAATTTTCAAGCGGAACAGTAATAACATCTGCCGTGCTGTTCAGGGTGCAAGCAACTGAATCCGAAATTAAATATCCGTCAGTCGCAAAAGTCGCTGTTGCTGTGCAACCTGTAAATGTAAGCTTATTTCCGCTTGCCGTTAATGTTACATCAAGATAGCGAACCGCTTTGTCATTTACATTTGCAATCGCAACAACATTTGGTGCGTTTCGATTATTGACATCAACCGTAATTGATTTGTGTTCTAAACTAATCGCCATTATTTTTTAAACCTCCTTTGAATTTTTAATAAATCAGACACTGACATTTCCAAATCGCCGATTGTGATTTCTTTATATTTCTGCGATACGCTGTCGTAGACTGTTTTTGAAATTCTTCGGTTGAAATTCGTGCCGTCCGGCATCACTATCGTCACTTCGTCGTAGAGTTTGATTGCATTCATTTTTGTAAGCTCGTTTTCAAAAGTTACTTTTATGCTCAGCGATTCCGCTGTTTGTTCAGTCGAATAATTGTAGTCAGCAACCGCATTTCGCAAGGCATCTCTGACTTCTTCGTAGTTTTCGCCTGTGCTCTTATTTAAAGTGAATTTTTTGATTTTGCTTGTGCAATCATACAAATATGTGTTTTTAATGCTCCGTTTTAAACCTGTTTCATACGGTTCAAAACTTGAAACAACAACCTCGTCCTTGTCTGTCGTGCTACATCTCGCATACGGCATGACATGGGTGTAGTAGCTTCCAATTTCGGCGGTCTGCTTGTAGTCTGACATATTCGCTCCGAAAGCTATGCGATAACCGCTTTTCGTTCCTGCTACACTGCTTTTATCTAAATAGACATCAAAATTATTGAAATATAGAAAACCGTCAAACTGGCGAATTAGTCCTTCGTCGTCATTTTTAAAAATTTCTTCAAATTTTTCGCCCTGTGAATATCCTAAAGAAATTCTTTTTTTAGCGGTAATTGACGAAGTAAAATTAAACCACTTGTATGGAGCTTCAGTGAACCACATATGTAAGGGCTTATCGCTCTGGCTATAATCTCGCATAAAGTGGTCGATAAGCTCTTTCGGTGTGCCGTACATTGATCCGTCTGTCGCACGAGGAATCGTGCCATTTTGAAAAAACATTCTTGACACGTGTTCGCCCGAAATGGTCAAATCACCGTTTTTGTCAACTTCAATCTTGGTCACATAAAAAAGCTGTGGTTCAGACACATTGTTCACTTTCGCTTTTATGTAAGAAGTTATTTTTATTTTTGAAGCAAGCTTATCTGTGCTTTTAATCTTTGCACTAAAGCTATAAGTGCCGTTTTCTTCCATTGTGGTCAAAAACTCGGTGCATTCATTCAAGAATCCAAAGCCGTTTGATTCCAACAAGGCGGTTGGATTCTTATAATAATCCGCTGTTTCGTATAAAATCGGTTGCATTTCTCATAGCCTCCTCCAGTTCGGTTTTATTTCAACATCAGTAAAAGTGTTTGCGTTCTTTCCTGAAATTTTAATCTTGTTCCACCCCGGTGTAAGTTTCGGAAATTCTGTGCAGATGATGCAGTTATTTGCTAATGTTTTACCGTCATCAAAAGAGGCGGTCTGTTCTTCTGAATTGAGTTCTATGTAATCCTTATCCGAGGATGTCTTTACCGTCAGAGTTTGACCGTCATTAACGGTCAGTATCAGCGGCGTTATTTTTGCCCCTGAATTAATGATTTTAATAAAAGGTTCAGCGGCATAGCTTTCAGGGTTGAAAAGCTCAATTTCAGCAGTTTGAGTTGAAGTTGATTTTACTTTTATTGTTTCCTGTCCCAAATCGCTATACCAAAAAGGATGACGGCTGAAATTTATTGTTGTTGACAAGCAAAGTGGGGCAACCTCTTCTATTGGCTCAACCCCTGTGCAAATCGCTTTTGTAAAATAGCCGGGGTTATATGAATCCCTAAAGATTTTATACTCACCGTCCCAAACGGTAAGCCATTCAGCAAACGCTCTTACAAGCTCTGCATTGCTTTCGTTCGGTACAATGTACGGATAACTGTTGACCTCGAACTGCATTTCAACATTGTCAAAAACACCGTTATCGGAAATCACTCCGCCGTTTTTTCCATAAACAGAGATAAAATCAAAATTGCGTTTCGCTATCTGATATTTGGGAGTGTTCGCTATAAAAAAGCCTAATGTTCGCAAATCAATGCCATTGTAAACAAAACTGTGCCTCATTTTCAGCCTCCCCACTTCGACGCTTCACCGTCAAGGGTTTCAACAATTGCAGCGGAAACACGACGGTTAAAATCATCAACATCCATGTCATTATTGATGTTGACATCGCCTGTGAATTGAATCTCAATCGTAGGCGAATTTGTAACAGTTTTTGACGTTTGACCGTTTACCGTCGCATTTTGGCTTTGTGTGCGAATGTCTGCAAATTTATTGTTAATTGCTCCGATTGGATTGCCTTCAACCGCTGACAGGGCTCTCGAAGTTAAAGACCTTACTGTTTTTTGCGTTTCTTCGATTTCATCTTCAATGCCGAGGCGGTAGCCCTCGCCAAAATATCTGCCTAACTTTCGAGTTTTTCGGCTCGGTGAGCGTGAGTCCTGTGCTTTTGCAGCCGCTGTAATATTAGCCTTAACCATTTGTGCGGCTGGATTATCTTCACCGCCAAATAATGTGACTAACATATCAATTATGCCGTCAAAATAACCTTGGTCAAACATTTCGGCTAATGATTTACCATCTGCGTATGTATCGCCAACACCGTCTTTTACTGATTTCTTTACAGCTTTACCGCCTTTTTTAAGTTTTTCTTTTGACTCTTTACTTTCAAGAGTGTTGGCAGCTCCGTTAACGCCTTTTTCAGCCGCATCTTTACTATTTCCTTCAAGTTTGTTAAGTTCACCGGTTGCTTTATCTACAAGCTCTTTTGCGTTATCAACCATTTTTTGGGTAACACCCGGTTGATTTTCGTCCATTGCCGTTTTTAGCAACTCATAGTTTGCGGTAAAGTTCGCAAGCTGATTTTCAAGACTCTCTCTTGAACCTGTTTCAGCATCAATGAAACCGTTTTTGATTTTCTGCTGTTGTGCGTTGATTTCGTCAGCTTTGCCCGTAGCGATTGCGGCAACCGTGCCGTACATATCGGTGTACTTAGCAAGCTCGATTTCTGCTCTTTCCTGCAACTCTTCGGCTTCTTCAACTTGGTCTTTCGTTACGCCCTCAACACCGTCTTTGTATGCCGTCCGTAGATTCTCGGCATTTGTCCTAAAATCATTGACCTGCTGTTCGAGAGTATCTTTAGTGCCTGTTGTGTATGTAACTATACTGTTAGCAACATCTGACATTGCGGCTCTAATCTCTTCGGTGTTGCCTTTAGCATTTGCCGCTGTGAGGTTTTCGACGTTTTGGATCGTGGTGTTATAATTAACGAGTTTTCTTTGATACTCGTTATATTTGCTTTCAACTTCTTTAAGAGTTTTTTCTTTCTCTTTGAGGTTATCTTTAGCTTTTTGACTTTCAGCACCGTATGCCGCGCCAAATGATGATAAAGCACGCTCGTTTTTAGCTGTATTCTGCTTATTTTGTGCGTCTTTAAGGTATTTTTGATAATCGGTTTGCGAGATTTTTCCATTCTCAAATGCCCACCCCGCAATTTTGATTATTTTTTTGTTTCTGTCAAGTCCTTCTGTATTATATTTTTGTGCGGTTTCCGCTGCACTGTCGCGCTCTTCTTGTGCTTTTTTCTTTTTGGCATAAGCATTTATTGCGTCAGTTTTCGCTCCTGCAAGACCCGATACAGCAGTCTGATAAGCATCTTCTGTAGCTGATAACATAGCAAGAGCTTTTTTTGATTCAAGTGCTTTATCCATAGAGCCTTTAAGGTCTTTATAGGACTGAATAACATTGCCGTTCCAAGTGATTTCATCGCCTGTAACTCGGCTCAATTCATTGGTAATAAATTTTGCTCTGTCCTCGTAACCTTTTTTGACTTTTCCATTTTGGTCTACAATACCTTGCAATTCGTCCCACAAATTGTCATAATATTGAAATTCGCTGTCAACCTCTGACGCCGCATCTTTCTTACTTTGCACATACTCATCATTGGCATCTTTCAGCTCTTTGATTTCTTCCTGAGCCTGTTCATGCGCTTCGTTGAGCTTGTCCTGTGATTCTTTGGCTTCATCGTTCGCACTTGCGATTGACCACAAGGAACCTACAAGCGTAGCCGCTAAGCCTACGATGATTCCGATTGCGTTTGATTTCTGTGCGAGGTTAAGACCTTCCTGTGCGATTTTGGCAGTCTCTGTAGCAGTTCTGAGACTTTTATATGCGCCTATAAGGCTTTGTACACCGCTTACAACAGCGGTTGTTTTTTTGCCTACCCAAATGCCACCAACGAGAGAGCCAACAATTTTAAGCGTAGGGATAATATCGTCAGTATGGTTTTCAACAAATTTACAAAGTTTTTTAACCTCAGGAAACAATGATTTTCCTATCGGGTTAATAATGCCAGTCTGTACGGTTCTACCAAGACTTTCCCAATCAGCTTCAACATCGTCATATTTGATGTCTTTGATTTTTTTCATCGTGTTTTTGGTCTTGTCAGCAGAGCCATTAACCTTCATCAAAGCTTTTACGCCGTCAACACCCAGATCTTCCCACATTGTGCCAAACAAGTCAACGCCTGCTTGATTTTGCTTGACCTTATCGTCCATCTCGAAAAGAGTCTTTAAAACTTCCGATGTTGCCGATTTTGCGCTGTCTCCGCCTTTTGCAAATCTTGCCTGCAAATCCTCAATACTACCTTTTGCGCCTTTGCCTGCTGATTCGAGATTTGCAAGATTTTCTTTAGCAGTTTTTAGCGCCTCTGAATATTGTTCAATTTTATCGGCATTCTTTTGCTTTGTTAATTCGCTCGTCGAATTGTTAAAGCCTTTTTGCTCCTCTTTTGCATAGTAAAGATTTTTTTCGAGCTTTGCGACTTCGTCTTTGGCTTTTTGAATGTCCTCAGCTGAGGCTTTTGCGCCGTAGCCAAGAAGAGTAAATCCCTCCTGCGTACTCGAGTTTGTATCTTTAGAACGGATTCCAAACTCTTTCATGGCATCGCCAAGCTTGTCAATACTGAAAGTACCTGCTTTAGAGCCATTTTCAAGCGAATTAAAAAATTCATTTGCATCATAGCCGAGTTGCTTATAATGTACGGAGTATTCGTTGATTGTGTCGAGCAAATCGCCGTTTTTGTTAAGGCCTTTTTGACTGCCCTGAGCAATAAGGTTAAACGCTTCATCGCCCGTTACGCCAAACTGCTCCATAAGCATGTTGACCGCTCTCAATGTTTCGACAAAATCATAATCGTATGTATCTCTCAATGTAAAGAGATTTTCGGTCATATCTTTAAGCTTACTTGGATTGGTTTCGTTCGTTGTCTGCTTAATTAAAGCAAGGACATTTGCAACTTCTTCCTGAGATTCGCCGAAATTTCCTGTGTAAACATCTTCAAGGACATTTTTGTACTTTGCCATCTCCTCGGCGGTCAAGCCTGCTTGTGCCTGCAAGGAATTGAGAGCCTTTTGTTCGCCGTTTGCGCTTACAATTGCGCCTGTAACAGCTCCGCCAATTGCCGTTGCTGTAGCAGTAGCTTCTTTTAATGCATCACCGACAGCGGATTTGAGATTGTCAGCAGAGGATTTAACATCATCCATTTCTTTTTTGACCTTGGATAAATCAGTTTTATTCGACTTGTTTTCAAGGCTTTTAAAGCTGTCGCCTGTCTTGTCAACGCTTGTTTCGGTTTTTGACATCTCACTTCGGGCAGATTCGAGGTTTATTGCGTTTGCTTTTTCCTCAGTTTCCGCAAGCTGTTTAGTGAAATTTTCAAGTTTGCTTTTCGCTTTTTCGACTTCACGCTGATATGCCCTGTACTGTTCGGTTGAGATTTCGCCGTTTTTTGCCTGCTCTTCAACTTGATTTTGTACCTCAAGCAAGCGGTCAAGAGCAGACTCACTTTTAGCAATCTGCTCTTGTAATACCTCTTGCTTTTGCGCAAGTAAAACTATGTTATCGGGGTCAAACTTTAATTGTCTGTTAATAGCCGACAATTCGCTCTGTAGGCTCGCCGATGAGGACTGCACAGCTTTTAAAGATTTCTGTAAATCCATTGTGTCGCCTGCAATCTTAACGGTAATGCCTTTAATCGTAGATGCCATATCTGTCCTCCAATTTTTTATATCTGTTCATAAACTCGCTGTACTGCTCCGTCGAGATTTCTTTGTTTTCAAATCTTTCCGTTACGAAAGGCAATACAGATTTCATTTTCTGGTATTTTTCTTCATCCTCATGGATGTTTTTATTATTTCGCAATGCAAAATAGGTTTCGACATAATCGAGCACAAAACCTATTGTAAATCTTTGTAGGTCAGCGACAGTCAGACCACACCTGACGGCATAAGATAAGACCTCTTTGGCCGTCAGGAAAGTTTTAAATTCGTTTAGGTCGCTGTCGCTGTCACTTTTGGGCTGTCGCTTTTAAGGTTGTCAACGATGAGTTTGATAATTGTGTCGGTCGCTGAAATAGCGTCCTTAATACTCACATTTTTTGACCAAGCCTTAAAGTTAGGAATCGTATCGTCTGCCGTCTTTGCCGCTGCCCATAAAAGTTTTACAGCAGAGCCAAATTTAACATCATTGAGGTTCTTAACGAGAATACGGTCGGCATCACGCAGAAAGCTGTGACCTTTGAATGTGTCCTCGTAGATGAGCATTGTGTAAGCCGTAACCTCAACCTCAACATTTTTATCGTTAATAACAACTGTGTCTTTCATTAGCTCTTAGCCGCCTTTGTAGTGTCTGATGAGGCCTGATCTGTAGGAACTGCCGATTTTGCAGCCTTTACAGCCTTTACAGTAGGAGTTACAACGCTTTCGGGCAGAGTATCTGCATATGATGTGTAGCGCACAAAGTCATTGTCAGGGCGTGGTTTTGCTGTGACTGTAAAGGTCGGGAACTGTGGATCAAAGTTACCTTCTGAGGTCTTGTCGTTTCTGCTTGCTCTTGCAGCTACGCAGTCAAAATATGTATCAATCTCGTAGAGCTTGTCACCTTTGTATGTTTCCTTTGCGGCGAGGAGGGCAAATCTCGGCATTACCTTAATGCCACCCTTTTCGACGATACCGCCCTCAGTTGCTTCATCGTTGCCGAACCAATCTTTTTCGATGTTGTCAACAGCCGAAATAAGCTCAAGACTGATTGTATAACCGCCGTTTGCACTCGCTACAATAATAGGCAAGCCGTCAGCGTAGATTGTGTTTGAATCGCCGATAGGCTCAGCACCGATGCTTCTGCCGCCTGCCTCATCAGACTTAAACCAAACAGGCTTTCCATATGTGATTTCGCCTGTGCTGCTTTCTGTAAGCACAGCATAACCAACTTTTCTAATAGTTTTGTTCATTAATAAGCACTCCTTATGTTTTTAAATTTTTTTAATTCCGCTCATATCGCCGCCGCCCATAGCTTCCGATGATTTAATGAGCTTTTTTATTCCGGCTTCAAATTCTTCGTGTATTTTTTTCGTCGCCGGAGCAATGTGCATCTTCGGCTGTATCGTTCCGCCTTTTTTACCTCTCTTTTTACGAGTTTTTTCAAGAAGGTGTGTAAGCCGATACTCTGGTTTTTCCGCATAAACTGTTTTTTCGTAAAACCTGAATGTTTCGTTCGTGATTTTAATTCTGAACGATTTGCGATATTTTTTTCTGTAGCCGACAGGTGCTTCTTTTTTGATTGCGTTTTTAAGTTCTTTGGATTTTTCATCGACCAATAGTCGGACACCCATTTGCACATCAGCCGAATAGGTTGACAGTTCTTTCGATAGGGAGTCTCCGAGGCGGTCGATACCGACTTTTTTGTAATCACTCATCAAAAGTCACGCCCAAATTGTAATAGCTTACACAAAGTTTATTGGTTGTGTCCCATGCTCGATTTGGTTTTTTCCAACCGAAGCCGTTTTCGTTGAGCCACTCCTCAAACTTCGTTTCGCTTGTGTGGTCATCTTTCGCTGTGTAGAGTTCTATGATGATTTTTGCAGTTTTCCAAAGGCATTTACCGTCTGCGTAAATGCCTTCTTCCTCGTCTTTAAAGTAAACAAGATATGGGGCAGGGGTTGACTTGTTGTAATCTGCCTCCACACACTTAAACCCACAAGACTTTATGAGTTCAACAAATTCATCGTAATTCTTAAAAAACATCTGCACCACCCTCATACAGTCCCCTCTGTGACAGGCTCACAATCGAGCAAGGGGGATTTTTGCTCTTATCATGCTGTATCTGTTCGATTTTAAACCTTGTGCCGCTGATAACAACCGCCATATCCGTTCTCAAAGTTTCATCTTTGTGGATATGGATAACTTTTGACAGTTCAATATCGTTCTGTTTAGCTTCGTAAAAACGAGTTACACCGATTTTTTCGTTGCCAAAACGATATTTTTTCAGGCTGTCGGCGATGATGTCATCGTTTTCGTCGGTTTCATAGATTTTCGCAACACCGTCATTAAAGGTTAAAAAATCTATGTTATTCTTCAAAATCATAGCTTTTTACCTCATATTCCTGCCTTAATTTCAGAATTTCGCTTTCAAAATTATGGTCGAACATTTCAACAGCATTTGAGTAAGCGTATCTACAATAGTCAAACAACAAACTTCTTGCCCTTGTTGGTCGCTCAAAATCCTCATCAGTAAGCAGAGGGTTGTAATCACGGAGGTGCTGTTTTCCATTGGCTATAATCAGTTCAATTTTTGACTTTGTGCTTTCATCTGTTTCAATGTGCTCACGGTCAAAATCGAGCATATTAACTACATCGTTTATAATTCCCATTGTTCAACACCTCCGTGATAAATTAAACTGTTGTTGCCTGATTGAGAGTTACTTTGACTTCAGCAGGATTGAGCGCTGAAATATCGAGCTTAAGAAAATCGTTTGTGTGAAGCGAAAAGCCTGTTGCGTAAGCCTTAATAAGATAAACTCTGTTATCTTCAAGAAACTGATACTGGTCTGAATAGTCGAGCTTTCCTTCCTTGCCTGTGGAAAGGCAAGCTTTGTATTTTGAAAGCTGACCGATAACAGCAGTACCTTCTGTAACCATTTCAGACGGATAAACATTCGTCGGGAAGGGGAAGAGGTTGTTTTTATATGAGCCGTCTGTTGCAAGTACAGTTGTCGCAGGAATAATCTTCGTGAGATAGTCAACAGGATTAACGATGAGGTCAACCGATGTGATGTTGTTTGTCTTACCGCCCTTGCCTTTTGCAAGCTTTGCGACAACATCCATATATGACTTCACATCAAGGCTTGTGAGCTTTGTTGCCGTCTTTTCTGTGTAAGCGTTTGCCTTTACTGCTCCTTCGGGGTCCTTGAGCATACCGATAGGTTTGCCGTTACCGTCGCCGTTAATAAAGCCATCTTCAAAAGCATAAGCAAGTGCATCAGCGAGGATTCTGCGGACATATGCGTCAATGTATGTAGCACCGAGGTCAAGCATATCCTTCGGAACAGGAACGAAGGCGCTTACTTTGGATGTTGAGAAATCCTTTTCCTGGATTGTGCCGGCAAGCTCCTGTGTAATTTTGGAGTTCAGTGCGCCCCAAGCGGCAAGCTGTTTTGTGTCTGTGGCAAAAATCGCCTTAACAGAGCCGTATGTGTTTTCGATGCCGATTGCATCAAGCAGAGGATGGTTGTTTGTAATGTCCTCAAGCACTGTATCGAGAATTGTCTGCGGAATTGTAACATCAAGACCAGTGAGAGCCTGCTTAACATCAGCAGATTTTGCCGCTGTTACAAAGTTGTTGTAGAACTTCTGCTCTGCGCTTGTAAGCTGTCTGAATCCTCTCTTTGCAAGAATTGTGTTGTCGGCAGTTTCGCCAATTTCCTGTGCGACCTCAATGATTGACTGCTGAATACTATCAGCATAGGCGTTGAGAGCCTCGGTCATTTTTGCTTCATCTTTGGAATCAATGGCAGTTTTCAAGTTCTGCGCAAACTTTGCTTTTGCGTTTTTAATCGCATCAAGATTCTTCATTTTTTAAATCTCCTTTATAAATAATTTTTGTTTTTGAAGTATTCTTCAATAAAGCCAAAGCTATCCTTTTCTTCGGGATTTTTCGGCTTGGGCTCAGGTGGTGTCTGCGGTTCAGGCTTTGCACCAAGCATTTTTGCAAGTTCTGCCGCTGCCTGTTTTGCTTTTGGATTCTTCTTTTGCTGTGCATCTTCAACAATCTCTTTTGATTCGGTTAAGTCAACCGGATCAATAATTTCGTCACACAAGCCGATATTGAAGGCTTCCTCTGCCGTCAAAAATGTTTCAGCATCAAGAAGCGGCTCGAGGGTTTCTCTTGTGAGCTTATCGCCTGCATGCACAAGGTAAGAGTTTGTACTTGCTTCACTGATTTTGTCAAGCTGAGCTGCAACTTTTCTATGCTCTTTCGCATTTCCGTAACAACCGCCGATCGCATGATGAATCATCATTGTTGTGTTTGACGGCATTATAATCTTATCAGCCGCCATTGCGACGACAGAGGCAATTGAACAAGCCATACCGTCAATGTATGCAGTGACTGGCACACTCTGCCGTTTGAGCAAATTGTAAATTGACACGCCTTCATCAACAAATCCGCCTAAGGAATTGATGTAGATTTCAATGCCTTCAATTTCGCCTGCTTTTTCAATCGCCTTGCGAATATATTCGGCGCTTGTCTTGGATTCTAAGAGGTCGCCCCAAATATTCAAGTAAGTCGGCTCGATTTCGCCATAAAGATATATCTGCAAGACACTCTGATTTTCAGCAATCTGCTTGATATTGTAATTTCTGCTTTTCATTTATTCACCACCCTTCAAAACATTTGCTATTGTTTGGTAATTTTTAGTAATGTAATATGTGTGCGCCCAAGCCTCAGAGCAAGGGAGCATGTTGCAATATTTTTGAGCCTGCGCAGGTGTCAGCACACCGCTGGCAATTGACTTGTCGAGGTTGTTCGCCTGACTAATTGCGTCAATATGTCTGACTGTTGTTGTGTCAATTAAGAGATAATTGCCTTTGTTAAATTCAGCACCGCCGAATCTCTTTTTTGTAATCTCTTGCTCAAACATATTTGCAATCGGATCAATTGCATTACCAATAGCGCAATCCATAGCGTCTGAGAGCTGAGAGGCTTCACCGCTTAAAATTGCCGGCGGAATGTGCAAAGCGTTGCCGACAATCGTGTACGCCTCAGTTTTTAACTTCTGAATATCGTTAATCTCGCTGTTCGTAGTCTTTCCGGCATCGGTTGACGGCTCGGTGTAGTGCATGCCTTTGTACAGAGGCATAACAGCGTTCTTATTCGCGTAAAACGCTTTAAACTGCTTTGCCAAAACTTTGTTGTAAGTTTCAGCGAAGTTTTCGTCGCCGAAGCTGTAATTATCCATCTCTAAGATGCCTTTGTGACCGACCGCTTTATTATATCTTTCCTGAGCTGATAACATTAACTGCTCGTAAGTGTTGCACATATCGGCTAACAAACCTCTCAGAGCAAAGTTGTTATATCTGAGGTAAATTACCTCACTTTCAGAAAAAATGCGCTGATATGTAAAATTTCGGCAAGTAATACCGCTGAAAGAATCATCAATCAATGCGTGTTCTGTTCTTGAAAAACTGTCTGCAATTAATAGCTGGTTGTCGGCAGTTTCGATAATTAACAATTCATTGTCAAAAATCAATTTTGCGACAGCCTGCGTAAAAAATTCGATTTTTGTTTGATGTTTGTTAGGTGCATAGTTCCACAGATAGTATTCAGCTTTGCGACTTTCTCGGTTATTGCTTACCGTCACAAATTCGCACTTTGCCAAGCTTCGTGCGATAAAATCAATTGCAGTAAATAGAGCAAGCTCAGTCAGGTGAAACCTCTGTTCATCGACAGTTGAACCGTCCTCGTTAAATTCCGCTGCAACGGCATCTTTTTTGCTAAAAATGCTACGGAAATAATTAATAATTTTCATTTTCTCACCTGCCTTTAAAATACAATCGCATTAAAACAATTTTTGAGTTCATCAACCGTCATCGGCTGATTTTGTTTCAGCAAATCGAGTTGAGTATATGCGGCGACGAACGCCATAAATCCGTCTGTTTTTCGTGATTTTGGTTCAATCTTTCCGTATATGATATTGCCGTTTTTATCCTCGACAGCCGATGTGTTGTTAGTGTACCAACGCATTAACGCCGAATCACCCCAAACAATACGGTGATTTGCGAAATCAGAGGCAATCAGAGGAGCTACAAGCATTTTGTCTGACGGCCTTACAAGTTTTAGATTATTTCGTCCTTTGCGGTCGCATTCAAAACCCAACTGCATTAACGGCTCTTTTAAAAGCGTGTATCGGTAATTATCCAAAGCTCCGCCGACAATGTTGTAATGCTTTGTCTGCTCTCTCAACCAGTCAGCTACAATTTCGGGAGGTATTTCCGCTCCGTCAACCCTTTGTAAATCAGGCTGTTGAGCATAAGGAAATTTAATTCTGCCCAAATCCGCAGATTGTGAACAATACCACGAAAATGGTTTCCATGCGATTGAGCCGTCAATCAAAAACATTAAACCGATCCCCAAAAAGTCAGTAGTTTTGGTGTAGTCAATGCCAAATATGCACGGCTTGCCCTCAAGGTTGGGAAGAGGTCTGTTTGTAGCTTTGATATTGTCCCAAGAAGTAACAGGATGGGCTTCTGTGCCTTTTGGAATATTCATTCGTTTAGTCATAAACGCTGAATTATTGATTTTATCTTTTTTCCATTCTTCAAATTCTTTCTTTATTTCTCTTTGTAAATCAGGGAAATATTGTAAAGACGGATTTGCTTTATACCAGTTTTCGGGATTATAAACCTCTTTTTCATCGTCTAAGCGACAAATGAAATAGAGCGTCCCGTTATCCGAGGCATCGCCATTTAAAACTTCAAGCCCTTCCGAAAGTTCGTTATCAAGCGGCCCGTCACGAACATCTCCCATCGTGGTTATTGTCGTCCTACGTGGTAAAGGCTTTTTGCCTAAACCTGTAGTAAAAACGTTAATGAGGTCATAATTTTCGTAAGCGTGTTTTTCATCAAAATCTACCTTGCCCGGTCTGCCGCCGTCTTTTGTTTTACTGTTTGATGTTCTGTATCTAATCGTCGAGTTTGTTTTTATATTAGTGATTTTGGTTTTATTCCACTTAAAATGCCGCTGCATTTTTGACGCATTATTTTCCAAGATTTCATAAATATCATTAAAACTCGTTTGTGCTTGTTCTTCGGACGTTGCGCAAATATCAATGTCGTAGTTTCGCACACCATTGACCGGAGTCACCAAAGCAAAATCTTCAAAAGCAAGATAACCGTTTTTTCCCGTTCCTCTTCCGACTACACAAACCAAATCAGGGAATCTTAAAACACCGGGAGCAGAGTAGGTGCAGTTATGCAAAGCGAAGCAAAATTTTTCCCACTCGAAAAGTTTATAAGGAAAATATTTCTGCAAAGCCAAATACTTTTCAAGCTGTTCTTCGTCAACATAGATTTCTTCATTCTCAAAGACGTTTTTGACAAACTTTATTAGCTGAATTTGTTCACGGCATACACTATATTTACCGCTTTTAACAAGGGCTATGTACTCATCTATGACTTTACAGTTCGTCATCAGATTCACTCTCAACTTTGTCAATCGACAACCCCATTTGTGAGAGAATCGCTAAGCGCTGTTTGTTGTACATTACTGCATTTTTTACCGAGGGGTTGTCCTTAATATACTCTTTACCTGTGGCACTGATAGCTTTGTATGTCAAGCCATTTTTGCGGATGTCAATTTGCATTTTACGCTCAAGCTTCGTACAAAAAATATAGCTGTCGATTAAATCTCTATAGACTTCAATGTTTGCACCTTTCAAGGTCAGTTGTTCGATTAAGCTGTCCTTGATTTCTGCAATTTTAATCTGCGCCATTTTGTTCTCTCCTCTCTGAAAATTTCTCGTGTGCGTGCGCGAAGGTGAACTGTCGTGCCTTTATACCGTTATCCATAAGCCTCAGAATTTTTCGATTTTTTACCCGGGGGTATGTCTTTTTTGATTACCACCGCTCAGCAAACTCATCTTTTAATTTTTTCGATTCGTACTTGTGATGTTCTTTGTAATGACAGTCCTTGCAAAGACACTCAAGGTTGTTGATGTCAAGAGCAAGGTCAGGTCTTGCTTTGAGGTACAGCTTGTGATGTACTGCCTCGCAAGGGCTGTACTTACCCACAGCACGACAGCGTTCGCATTCGTAATGTTCTTTCGCTTTTTTTGCATCTCGAACTTTTCGCCAATCGGCTGTTAAATAGAATCTATATGCCTTGCCCTCACGGATTTGGCGGACGATCCAGTCCGTAGTTACTTTTCGTTTTATCATTACAGTTTAATTTTATAACAGGTTTAATCGCTTCTACTGACATCTTTCTTTGTGCAATATGTACAAATGTTAAGCCCGCGAAGTTTTGCACAAAGCAATCGTGCCTCTTTGAGCCAGCGAAACACCGTGCGCTCGTCTGTATAGTTATTGACAGCAAACTTAGTCACTCTCAAATTTATTTCACCTTTGTGCAACGGTTTTGTTGGTGCAACAAAGTAAACAGCGCTGACAGCTTGACAGATGTAGTCTTTACCGCTATTGGTCAAGGCATTAAGTGTGTCTGCCACAGCAAGCAGGTCAAGTTGTAATGCTCGGTGCATTGTCTTGTCAGCTACAACCTGTGCTTTGCTTGGAAATCCAAGAGAGGCATAAAGTCTAAACTGTGCAATTGTATAATCTCTTGTTGTATCTCTCATATCCTTGCACCTCCGATTTTCTTGTGTTTATGGCTATTGGCCAAGTAAGTAAAATGAAAAGACGCACCCGTGAAGTCATTTATCCACATTTCGTCTTTGTAAAAATAATATCCTTCGGGACAAGGCAAAGCCTCACCTCGTTCGAGTTTTCTGTATTCTCGTTTTTTTCCTTCAACAACTTTGACCTCAGGCTTATTGAGATTGCGAGATGTTTTCAAGCGCTTCTTACCATTGACATCTTTTCGTATGTATTTTGCAAGGTCAGCATAATTGCCGTTTTGGTAGAGCGGAGTAAAATTTATTCCGTTTTTCCATGGCCAACATTCCATTAATATTTCTCTGACACAATCCTCAATTACGATGTGCAAATGCCAGTTTCTACCGAGTTTGCCACATTCGCAGTACCCGAGGTACTTAAATTTAATTTGTTTTTTATCTGTCCTGCGTTTGATACGCTTGAAAAAATTCGACACAACCCTCTCAAATTCATCTTCGGTAAATTCACCAAACGGAGCGGAGAACCTTGCGAACCAGTCGCCCTCAGAGAAGTTGCAAAGGATAAGTCTCTGTGTGTGTTGTTCTCCTCTGATACGGTTTGCTTTGGCTTGCTTTTCGTTTGTTCGGGATTGATTGATTTGTCGAGCAAGATTTTTCTTATTACGTTTGCGAAATGACTTATAGTATTTGACCTCGAGCAAAGGACCTGATTTAATTTCACACTTGTATGTAAACATAGTTAAACCTTTATTATATATGTAAATGCTAAAACGGTCACTTAATTAATTCCTTGAGCAGGCTATTAAAGGAGTATCTCAACTCCTTTTTTGTGACTATTTATTATTCTGTTATCGTATTAAAAAGTCAGATGATATAAATATGCAGTAGTCCGTCTGACCACCGAACTACTGCTCTGTGCAACCTTGCCGCTGCAATTGTGTGTTTAATTTTTGGTGCATTCTTTTTTATAACAGCTTAATCAAAGCGGAAGTCGTCACTTTGATTACTTTTTGAATATAGGATTAACTTGATTTGAATTTCCTTTAAGATTTTGCACACGGCAAGAATATTGCCTTACCTTAAATGCCGAAATATTCTTTGTAGCTTTTGGTAATTCCTCGACAATCATCCGACTTAACCGGCACGTGACATGCTACCTTTCTAATGTTATCAGCATCCAATTCTTTAAAAATTTCCGATGCTCTCGTTTCTTCTGCCGATTTATAAAACTTAAAAAGCAAATCCACAAATGGTATGTTGCCGAACTCATTCAAAAATGCTGTATCGTTTTCGGTTAGTGTTTTTAAACATTTTTCTTTATATGTATCCGATGCGTCTGACAAAATGAAAAGTTTGTTATAAACATCATGCTTTGTGAGAAGGTCAATTATTTGTAAAGCAATTTGCAATACATTAGTATCGTGTTCGGCAATCGCCTTTGACAACTCCGTTAATTTGCAAGAAGTTTCTTTCGTCCTTTTTATCCATTCGATGTGTTCCTTGTTTGCAAAAAAAGTGTCAGTCCTAAACCTGCGATACTCTTGTAGGAGCTTGTATTTGGCCTTGACACAAGACTTGGCTGATAGCAAGCCTATTTTCGTACAGCTATACACTGCGGACATTGACAGAACAAGCCATCTGTTGAATATATCAAGTTTATTGATCTCATTAACGTCAAGAGCACCGTCGATAAATGCAACAACGAGCTTGTCAAGCTCCGATAATGTTTCTACCGGTGCTGTTGGCTTGTCCTGTATTTCCGCTGCAACTGTTTTTTTTGATTCAGCCATTGTTGCTTACCTCACTTTCAAGCCATTTTCTAATAATTTCTTCATTTTCAAGACAAGGAGCATCACAATTTTCGCAATAACCGCAAACATTGTTATTTAATGTATCAAGCATAATATCAAGCATAAAATGTGTCATCTGCTCTTTGCTCATTGATTTGATTTTTTCAAAGTTAGTCATTTTGTCTGTTCTCCTTAATCAAACAACATCTTTTATATTTTTTTCCGCTTCCACAAGGACAAGGTGCGTTCCTATGACTATTCTCAGGTGGGTGATATGTAACGGTAGCGAGAAAAGATAGATTACAATCTTGTGTATAATACTCACATATGTCAGCAGGCTCTTTAGTTATATGGGCTTTCATTCTTGCTCCCCCTTTCTTGCTCATTCCATAATTTCAAAATCTCGTGATATTCTTCATCGTTTAAGTTAAGTCCTGTTTTTACATCCGCATTTATTACAATGCATTGTTGCTTACCCCCTATCCATTTTTGCGCCACAGTAGGGGCAATATGGATACAATCTATGTTTCGCCATAATGATATTTTTATGGCAGTTTGTGCAAATAAACCAAGCACAACCACAAATATCTTTTTCAAAATTCCACTTTCCGTGTTTAATCTCTTGCACATCACACACGGTTGCTTCGTTGGGTTTACTACCGTCAACTTCGATAATATGCTTAACTGTTTCAGCATTTCGTTTTGAATTAAAGTATATCGTGTTTACACTACCGTCTGCGAACGGTATATCTAATGCATAATCACCGCATACCTCACGGATTTTTAATTTATTATCCATCATCATTTTTCACTCTCCTTACCTGTTTTATTTTGATTTTCAAAGTAAAATTCAATTGGATTGTCCGTCTTTTTAATCAATCCGTACTTTACAGCTAATCGAAAAATAAAGACCTTTTCGAGCCTCGAAAGCAACTTTCCTAATTCTTTTTTTAAATCTTCGACTGTCCTTGTCGATTTGTAAAAATTGCACATTCTGCAAGCAGGATTATAATTTTCGATGTCATTCGCACCATTGTACCAGTACACGCTCTGTATATGGTCAACTTGCATGTCCTTTAATTCGAGTTTACAGCCGCAGTATGCACACCTTCCATTGTACTTCTCGTAAACTTTAAGCCTTGTGGCTTTTGATATTGATTTTCTCTGACTCAACCAAATCACTCTCCTTAATCAATCATTTTTTCTCCTAATTTGCGTAATCGTACAAACCGAGCGGTTTAATTTTTCTTGCGGCGATTTGCGCTACAAATTCTCCGTAACTGTAACTTGTGCCGTGTTTTGCGTTGTAATCGGCACAGTAAAGACACATCCTGTCTATTCGGTCAAGTTTCTTCTTCCTGCCTCGTTTCTTTTTTTCTTCACTCATTTATATCACCTAATTTTAAATACTTTAATATTTTTTCGCTCGCTTCTTCGCAACCATAACATACAGCGACAGCATATCCTTGTTCATTCAGGCTTTTAAGCCATTCAGCTTGTTTTTCGGTTGGCTTGTTTTTACCGTATTTCAATTCGATAAACAATCCGTGATAACCTCCACGGCTGATCGGTAAAAACAAATCCGGTACACCTGCCTTTACCCCTTGCTTTTTAAGGTTGGCCGCTTCGAGCTTATTCCTGCTCCCACCATTCGGAATGTGGAACATCAAATCAACTTCTGGATATTCTGTTCTGATGAAGGTTGTCCATTGAAATAACTTCCGCTGTTGGTCAGCTTCATCGGCAGGTCATCCTTTCTTGTTTTTCAAAATCATATCGCTTTCAATGTATAATGATTTCAATTGTCTCACAAAATCTTCATCAACAATTTCATAAGCACATATAAGGCCGTATGCAATCATTCCGAATTTAACGGCAAAATAGGGAGCTTCTTTACTTTCGACTTTGCTTTTGTTGAAGTATTGCGTATTTTTTCTGTGCTTGATGTAGACGAGCTGTTCTGCAACCAATGCAAAAATCAGCACTTTTTCGTTCAAAAAAATCTTTTCCACAACGCTTACAATGTTGTACGGGTATTCTTTTAAACGATGTGCAACTGTCGCAATCTTTTTCGCATGCAATACAACCTTTGATATTACTCCAATTCAAGCACATATCCTTTTGCCAATATTCACTGTATTCCTCATCAACATTTGAATTCATTTTTGCAACACAACGTAAATCTCCTGCGATGATTGATAACAATAGATTAGCTTTGTTTTTTTCTTCGTTCGACATAAGTCGCTTGTATTTTAACGGCTTGTCAGGCGTTCCGTCTCCAAAGTTTCCGTTGCCTATGTAATTTCGCACTTTATCAAGATTTTCCGTGAGATACTTATCGAACACACGTCCTCTGATAGCCTTAACTGATCGACCGATTCTGTCGGATATTTCTTCATATTTGCTTCCGCATTTAATCATTTCGCCAAGTAAAGTGTATTCTGATTCAGTCCATTTTTGATGGTTATCAGCTTTTACAGGACGGTATTTGATGTTTAGGTCATTAATTCTGCGCTGTATCGCTCCTTCGCTACGGCACAATATTTGTGATAGCTCTTTGTAACCATACTTTTGCTTTACAAGCAATTCTTTGAGAAGGTTGTCTTCTCTGTTCGTCCACGGAGTTGCTTTGATAAATCTGTTCCTTAATATGTCTGCCTCTCGTTTTTGATTTACCCAATCAGGCTCAGGCCCAAGTTGATATTTTTCGAGTTTTGAAAAATCTAAAAAATATTGATTTTTCTCCGCCCACATCCAAAATTCATCTATGTAAACAACGATAAAATTTGTTTTTGAACTTCTTGATATGTTGTGAGTAGGCAGATTCCTATTTTTTACCCACGATGTTTTTAAATAAGTGGCAGAAGTGTTTGGACGAATGAGTTTATAAAGATTGCTTATTGTGATGTATCTATAGCCATTAGCCAAGAAAGGTCCTAAGTTTAACTTACCGGCTTTTAGCCTTATTGCACATTCGGATCTATCAAGGTGTTTTGTTATAGTGGCCATATTAACGTTGCCCCAAGCAGAAATAAGATAATCTATTTCATCGGCCGTCCATGTTTTATTTAGCCTCGACATTTTGTAAATCTACCACCTTACGATTTCATTAAGCTGTTTTTTAATGATTTGTAAAAGCGCCTCTTCTTGCATAGATTCATACCTTCTTATAGCAGTTTTGAATGTGAAACATTGGAGTTGTCCCACCTCTTCATTGCATTGTATATTTCGGGTTCTAAATCAAATGTTCTTCCGATATATCTAACTTCGTCGAAATTAAAAAACTGATTATATCCATTTTTATTAACTTTGATAACATTGTTGTTTATTGCATAATCAGAAACATCATCAATATATATGCTTGAACCGTCTTTAAATTTTATTGTGATTGTGTTTACATACATCTTTTCGCCTAATGCGGAACATCTGCACATGCTCCGCTTTTACAATGTCAGAATTTATTTAAAGAGGAGTAAAATGAGGGTTATATAACGAGCTGTGCAGAGCTTGTTATCTATTGGCTTTTTTCGGGCATCTGCACCTGCCCGAATCGGTAATATTACTGAAAGAAAGGTATGTATATAATTTATCAAAAGAGGGAATCTATAATCTCGCTGTGCAGAGCGTGATTAACTTATTAAATTTGCCGCCACAAGAACATTTTGCGGACGTCAGCAAAATGTTCTTTTAATTAACTTCGCCTGTTGTAAAAATTGGGTGTGTGCCATCACGGAGTTGAATCTCCTCGTCACTCATCACATAGCCGAGTTTGCAAAGCAAGGAATAAAATCTGTTTAAGTCAGGGCTGTTTTTTCGGCTGATAGTTTTATCCAAATAATTTACACTGATATAACCGAACGAACTGCAATTCAGCTGACACAAAGCGTATGCCGCCGCCATTAACATTCTACCGCTGTCATTGTTCCAATGTTCGCTGATGTAGCTGTCTATGCTTTCATCGTCTTGACTCTCGGTCACTTCGCTAAATTTGTATGCCTTGCTACTGGCGCCCATCGCCACTTGGTTGACTATAAATTTCACAAGCTCCTGCTTCTTTTTACTGTCGTTAAAATTTGCATCAAGCATAAAGCCTATTCTGAGAGCCTCACAGCGTTCGTCTATTTCTTCCGCCTGTTCAACAAGCTCGTCCCATCTCTGCTCTTCAAGCTTTCGCTTTTCTTCTTCGGGATCATTCTTTTCCTGCTTTTCAAATGCTTCTGCGTAAATGTAGATGTTTGAGCCGTAGTAAGCAAAATAAAAACATCTTTTCCTGCCGTCCGCAAAATCTTTACCGATCAAATCTTTGAGAGCGAATACTCCCGTATATTCGTAGTTACTTGGAATTTCGTCATATTTCTGTACTTTAGTCATTCCTTGTTCAAGACAGAGCTTTTCAATTTTTTCTTTCTCTTCCTCTGTTTCCTGTTTTTTTACAGCAGAATACAAAAGATTGTCAAAATTATTTGTACCGATTGATTCGAGCAGTTTATTTCTCGTTTCAATGTCCTTAATCTGATTCAATCGGTCATAGTCTGCAAGGGTAGGCTGTCGGATCTGACTTTCCTTGAAAGCTTCTTCGTCAAGCTCGCAGAGCTTTACTCTTCTTCTGATTTTGCTTTCGGAAAATCCTGTTTTCTCTGCAACCTCTGCGACCGTATCACCGAGGTCAAGCAACAGCTGACAGCCCTTAGCCTCTTCGTATACGGTCAAGTCTGACCGTTGCATGTTTTCGGTAAGCATTGTCGAAAGCTGTTCTTTCTCACTCATTTCGACAATTGCACACGGCAGTTCCGTCAAACCTGCCTGCTTTGCGGCCGCAAGCCTGCGATGCCCGATGATAACGGTAAAATCATCCCAGTTATCATTGTTTGGCACTACGGTCAAATTCTGCAAGATACCGTTTGCTTTGATAGATTCCGCAAGCTCCGTCACATCGCCTATAACCTTTCTAGGGTTTTGCGGGTGTGGGTGCAGTTTGTCCACTGCTATCATCTGTAATTTAGATTTTCTTTCCATTTTTATAATCTCCTTGATTTTCGCAAGGTTATCTGATACAATAATGTTAAACTGTATTTATACATTGCAGATAGCCTTGTGCTATTTGCCGACCGTTGATTGTAGTGCAAGCAATCAACGGTCTTTTTCTTTTGTGTTTAAAATATAATCAATCATATGCAAACACGCTTTAATATTTACAGCCGATGGATTTAATAAGCATTCACGCATATCTTTGAGTATATGCGGTATGTTGTCAATAAAATCAATTGTGTATCCTGTATTTTCATAATCGTAAAGTTTGCGAATACAGCCATAGAACTCGTTTGGTACATCTTTGTAGTCGTGCATTTTTCCGTAGATGTCCTTGACTTTGATTTCGCTGTCTTGATTTAAAGTTAATCTTTTCATCGTTTACACCTCTTTGCTGATAAAATCTGTAGCACGATACAATGTCACGCAATCGCCGTCAAGGTCATCATCGTAATACTGCGCTGTCTCATCGCTCATTGCTTTGACAATCACAGCGTAGTAATCTTCTTCCCATTCTTTCGCCGCTTCAATTATTTCATCAAGTGAAAACTTGCCTTTGGCTTTTCTGATTTTCAGACACCAGCGCCCCGAAGCATCGGATCCGCTTTCAATTGTTGTCCCTTTTTTCATTTGCCGACACCCACACATTCAAAACCATATGTTTCTGCCTTTGCTGATTCATACATTGAAAGTTTTTCGCAGAGTTTAGTGTTCTCGTTCTTATAACCTCCTAATGCATATCGAGCGTTTGTGTAATTTTCTTCGGTTTGGGATTTATCAAGGCGAGCTTTTTTTAACTCATTTTTGAGATTTTTGTTTTCTTCTCTTAACTCCTTAACATCTTTGAGCAGTTTTCTGCGTGTCGGGTAGTTTCTTAAATGCCACATTCGTTATAAAGTCCTTTCATTTATTTGATTTGCGACATCTTGTATGGATGTCGATTTTATGACTGATGTAATTAAAAAAGTCATAATTCTTAGAACGTTCGGCTCGGCGGTTGTCGCACTTTGATTTGTATTCAAGATATTTTTCACAATCTGTATGACATCTTGTTGTCCGTATCTGACAGCCGTAGCACGGCGAATTTATCATTTTTACGCCGTCCTTTCGTTGATTGTATTTCCGCTGCCGATCAATTTGTTGAGCAGCGTGGTCAGTAAGGATATATCTGCACCGCTTGCATAGGTCTTTAGCCGGTCAATCGGTATGTTGTAGCTCCAACGCCCTGAATCGCTTTGCACTGCCGAGCCTATCGGCAAAGTCTGCTTTTTAAGTCCTTCGTAAATAAAATTAAGAGCCACACCAAGATATTTCGCCGCCACCGTGGGCGGTACATCTCTGTACTCCTGATTCGTTTTAGGGTTGATTAGGATTTTTTCATTCATTTAATAATCACCTCTTACTAAGTTCGGGTTATCGTATATGTTTCCGATAACTTCTATCTCACAGCCTTCCTCGTTCCAAATATCATCTGCAAAACCGATAGCAATAAAGCCATAATCCTGTCCGTAAATGTCAACACATAATGTATGACAAAAATAATAAACTTGAGTTATATATTCATAGTCGTAGTCATAGCTTTTAATTTTGAGGATGTCTCCTTCAAAAATTCTCTTACCGTTCTTATCTTTCATTCCTGTGTACTGACCAACCGTTTCGGGGTTGACCGCACCGTAGCTACCTAACACCGTTGCATCGGGTGTTATGCAGCAACCTTGTTTAGTCACAAGCAAATTGCCCTCTGACCACTTACCGTTAGCTATCATCTTGCCACGAAATAAATATTCTCTCATCATTTTTGTCATTCCTTTCTGAGGTAATAAGTTAAGCAGACTGCTTAAAAAACTGCCTTGGATCAACATCAAGCACCCGACATATTCCCAAAAACTCTTCTGCTGTAACCTTCTTGTTGTGTTTTTCTCCTTAAAATGCTAAA